ACCATTTACTTTGACACCAAGACGGGCAAGCGTCGGATCTCTGCGTTCGTGTCCCCGCTGTTGCAAGGCAAACTGGTCGAAGACCTGGGCTATAAAACCGAAAGCTTCTCGCCGGCTTACATCAAGGACAAGCGTGTCTTTGACCCGAGCAAGCCATTCAAGCGGCGCGCAGGTGAGTCTATGGGCGGCAGCATGTCTGCCAGCGCACGGCTCAATGCCATGATGGCAGACTCAATGGCTGACCAGATGGACATGCTCTCTCGCCGCCAGGAGGTCATGGCATCTGAAGTCCTACGTACCGGCGCCTGCACCATTACTGGTGAAGGCTATGGCACCGTGGTGGTGGACTTTGGGCGGGATCCTGGCCTGACGGTTACCCTCAGTGGCGGCACTGCCTGGGGCGCCACTGGCGTCAACCCCATCGAGGACATCGAAGATTGGTCTAACATCATTCTTCAGTCGGAAGGTGTGGTTTCCACTGATGTGGTCATGGACGTTGCTGCATGGCGGCTGTTCAAGGCTGGCCTGAAGCAGGCTGACCCTAACCAGAACCTGGGCGAAATCCTCGACATTCGGCGTGGCAATGTTGGCGCGGCAATGGATACCGTTCTGGCTGCCCAGATTGGCGCTCAGTACATGGGCACTGATGGCAAGCACCGCTACTGGGTGTACAGCGACTGGTACGTTGACCCTGCTGATAACACTGAAAAGCCTGTCCTGCCGGCTAACACGGTGCTGCTGGGCAGTGCAGGCATCGACGGGGTACGGCATTTCGGCGCAATCCGCGACGAAGATGCGGGCTACCAGGCGCGCGAGGTCTTCACCAAGTCCTGGGTTGAACCTGACCCTTCAGTACGCTATGTGATGATGCAGTCGGCGCCTTTGCTGGTGCCCTACCGCAAGAACGCATCACTGTGCGCTACGGTGGCGTAATGCAGGTTGTACTCAAATCAAGACTCGGCATTCGCCGTGAAAAAGGCGCCACCGTCTACGCCCTGCCGGGCGAGACGGTGGATGTCGATGAAGCGACTGCGAAGCGGTTGATTGCCAACGGGCTGGCGAGAGTACCCACCACGTCTGTTGTCAAAAAGCCTGTCGAGGAACCTGCGCCAGTTATCGAGGACGTTGATGTGCCCAAGCCGCGCAAGCGCGGCAGACCGCGCGCATCGGCGTTTGATGATGTCCCTGGCTAACGAGATGTTGCGGGCTACGACCGTCTGGCTCACAGAGGCAGGCGGTGTGGTCGGCAAATACTATCCAGCTACCGGCGATGCCATTGATATGGTCATGGTCATCGAAAAAGATGTCCAGACTGTAGATGGCTACGGCAATTTCACGCGCTCGCATTTGCTCAGCATACCATCGGGGATTGTTGGATGTGTCCAACGCTCCGACTATGCTGTGGTCAATGGGAGCAAGTATTCTATTGAGAGTGTGTTTGATGACCCAGGGCATATCATGCGCCTGATAGTGGCTCCCCGATGACTACACGCTATCAAGTCAAGGAACTGGTCGCCAACGCTATTCCGCATCCGTGGACCACGTTGGTGGGCAAACAGATTACCGATATTGCCGAGCAGGTGCCGGTCGCTATCGTGCTGATGGAGGGCGGCACCTACTCAGGCAACATGCAGCGTAAAGACCTGGCCGAGGTGGTTATATCCCTGGTCTTTATCTATGACTGCGAGGACGAGCAGACTGAAAGCGATATCGACAAGGCAGTGAATGCTGTACTGGATTCTCCCGAGCTGCGCAAAGAGGCTATCAGCCTAATGCACACGCAGTTCAGCTATGACATGGAAAATTTTGCTCCGCACATGTCTTATACGGCGCAAATCTCCATGATCTACCGGGTATCCTACTGATGGCTATCCACATCACGCAGTCATACAACAAAGACACTGCCTCTCTGGCAAAGAACTTCAAGTACATTGAAGAGCGGATTGGCCCGCAAGCCACTGCGAGATCTTTGAGCATTGTCGCCACCACTTCCAAGGGAGTGCTGGCGCGGCAGGTCAGAGATGAAGCGCGTTTGATGTACGTCTACAAAAAACAGCAAACGTACATAGGCCCGCCCGGCGACCCGGCAGTAAAGCTGAGGCACGTAAGTAAGCGCGTATTTGTGCAACGCGCATCGGCCAAAAAATTGCGGGCTAAAGTGAAAGGCTATACCAAGAACATGCCGGCAATCAGGATTGCGGAGCGCAACCCGAAAGTCATGAAGCGCTTTTATGTGACTGGCGCAACTCACACCAAGAAGAAGGGACACAAGATTGGTGGATTGCGGGTTGGGCGCCGCACTTACCCAGGCGCGTTTTTGAATAGGGCCAGCCCTAACAATACCTTCCAGTTCTTCATCCGCTTGCAGAGACGCACCTGGCAGAAGGGGCATAGCGGCTGGAAGGATTGGCGCAAGGGCGACAAGAACCGCAACGTGTTCCGCGAACCCTATGCGATTCTCAGGTACGACATAAAGACCCCGTTCGACAAAACAAAAGAAGTTGTCGATGCTGTCTTTGCGGCGCGCTTTGCGCGGGAATATGAGAGACAATTCGCCTATTATTCGGGCAGAGCTTTATCAAACTATCAGGCAAAGAAGAGGATACTCTAAATGGCATCCACAGCTATTTCCGCGCAAGGCACCACCATCTCGGTAGAGAGCAGCACCCCAGGCACTGCCGATACGGTAGTTGAAAATGTTGTCAGCTTTACCGGATTCGACGGTGAAGCGGGCGAGATCGACATCACCAATCTGAGTTCAACCGCTAAGGAGAAACTGTCGGGCCTTAAGGACTTCGGCAACTTCTCGATGGAGTGGCACCCCGACTACTCAGCTACCGGGCAGAATCTGGTACGCGCCGCATCGGGCACAGGGTCGGCAATCACCTTCCAGCTCGAACTGCCTGATGGCACTACTATTGAGTTTCTTGGTTCAGTCAAAAACGCCGATAGCGTCAACGGGTCTGTCGATGCCGCACTGACGGGTTCAGTGTCTATCGCTATCTCCGGTGACATCACGGTGACCGCGCCGTGAAAAGACTGACTGACGCTGAAATTCTGGAAGCTGAAGACCTGTCCTATAAGGATGTCGAAGTCCCTGAATGGGGTGGGTCTGTTCGCATTGCTGTAATGACCGGCAAGGCGCGGGACTCTTACGAGCAGCAGTTGTCTGCCCTATCCGGCAAGAGGGATACGGTGGAGAACCTGCGCGCGCTCTATTTGTCCCACTGCCTGGTGGACGATGCGGGGGAACTGCTGTTCACGCCTGCCGATATCGTCAAACTAGGCAGGAAGAACGGCAACGTCCTGTCGCGCCTTTTCGGTGAGGCCACCACGCTCAATGCGTTAGGCATAGAGGGGATGGAGGAACTGGCAAAAAACTGATTGCCCGTCCTGAAAGACAATTCTATCTTTCATTGTCAGAACGGATGGGCATGACAGTAAACCAACTGCTGGCGCGGATGGATAGCAGGGAACTCTCCGAGCGCATGATTCTCGACAATCTCGACTGGTGGCGCAAACGCCAGACAGAGAAAGATGTTGATACGTCAAAGCGCTTGATGAGTACCCTATTCGGCAAGGCACTGGCGAAAGGGGTAGTGAAGTGGCAAGAAAGAACGAAGTAGAAGTCCTCGTCACTGCCAAAATCAACGAGTACGAAGCGGCGATGCGCGAGGCGGCTGAGAAAGCCAAGGAACTCGGCAAAGCGCTTAAAGAATCCGACAAACACTCCAATACTTTCGCTGCCAACCTGCGCCGAGTGGCTGGCAATCTGTCAGTCATGCGCGGCCCGTTGGACGCAGTGACCGGGCGCGTAAACGCCGCAGCTACCTTGATGGAACGCACCAACATTGCCGGTGCAGCGCTTGCGGTAACGATGTCTACTGTCGCTACAGCGCTAATCTTTTCCACTCGTGCCGCGATAGCCGCTGAACTATCTATGGCGCGAGTGGAGGGCGTTCTTAAAGCCACAGACTATGCTGCTGGCCTTACTGCTAAGCGTCTGGAGGATATGGCGCAAAGCATTGCGTTTGCTACGCTGGCCAGCGTCGAAGGTGTGCGCAATGCATCCGCCCAGTTGCTCACATTCAAAACCGTATCGGCAGAAGTGTTTGAACGAACACTGATGGCTGCGCAGGATCTTGCAGAAACGGGTTTCGGGACTGTCGAGAACGGTGCCGTTGCACTCGGCAAGGCAATGGAAAACCCGGCAGTTGGTCTTAC